TGCTTTAGCAGCTTCACTTAATGCATAAAATTTTGTTGTTAATTCTACTGTGGCTTTAGTGCCTTCCATCTCAGCTAGTAACTTTTTAGCCAAAGCCTCGTTATTATCTAAAATGGCTAACTTAGACTGGATGCGTAATTTAGTTTCAGCATCGGTAGCCTCGCCCAACGCCTTCATTAAACCTATGCGCTCAACATCAAACTTGTCAGCTAGTTTATCTACCTCGGACTTAGCCTTTAGCTTTGCCAATTCATCGGCTCTAGCTTTATTTGTGTCTCGTATAATTTTATTTTCTCTGCGGATTTGATCCACAAAAACCCTAGAAGCAGTGCGCTCTGCACCACCCCTGTCGGGAGCATTTTTTGCTCTTGCAGATGCTCCAGCCGAACTTAATAAATTAAAACCTGCTCTAGCTCCTAAGCCGCCTGGTTGTAACCTAATAAGTAAATCAGCCAGTCCACCGCTTTGACCTTTTGCGGCTAGTTCGTCAATTTTTTTAATTAATAAGGCTGCGCCATAAACTGCGTCGCTTATATTTTTTGCTAACACTTCCATAGCGTTGCTAGCCACTTCAATGCCATTATCTCTGCCTAATAAACTTATAGCATCTAGTAAACCTTTACCAATTTCTTCTTTAGCGTTTTCTGCGGCTACAGTCAATAGACCCATTTTGCCCGCATAAGTATCTAATCTGGCTGCTGCTTGGCCCGCAAACTTTTTATTTAGTTCGCCCAAAATCTTATCCATATCGCCAGTCTTTAACGTGGCCTTGCTTATGCCTGCACCTAACCTGCTAAGGCCTGTGGTGTTGCCACTAAATCCACGTGTTAAAGCTGCGCTGACTTCAGTAAGAGATTTGCCTGTAGCTGCACTTATGTTTAATGCTGTTTGTAAAGCGTCTTGGCTTTTAGTAATAGATCCTGTTGCTGTAAGTAATTGCTGGAATGCTGGGCGTAACTCATCATCGAGCACGCCTGACAATTTTTGTAAATTGCTTATGTAATTTTCTACACCAGGTGCACTGAATTGATAGCCAGTATTTTTTAATTGTTGCTCTAAGGATTTGGCAGCCTTCTCATCGGCCATAAACGCATTAACAGCATTTTTGCTAAATTGAAATAATCTTTGTGCTGCAAACACGCTAGCAAAAGTTGAGCCTAACTTTTTTAACTGTTTATCAAATGCTGATACTTCTTTTTGGCCTTTTTTTAATCCCTTATTATCAAAGGTGCTGACTGCGCTGACAATTAAATTAGCCACTATGCTGCCTTACGTAATTCTGTTTTTTTATTAAAATCAGTTGCAACTGTATTTATAGCAGAGACCACGGCAGGGATTACCTTGTTAGATTTCTCAAACCACGCTCTGTAAATTAATCGACCTCGCTGCTTATTTTCGCCTTTCATCTGACTAATTGATTCAGCAGATTCTATAAACTGGATGCCAGCATTAGGGTTGAGGCTTTTAGAATTAGATGCGCCTCTGCGGTTTTTACGGCCAGCAGTTTCAAAAATTGCGCCAGGTGCTGATATGTTTGCTACATAAAATGCAGCAGCAAAGCCACTGCGATTACGCCTATTTGTGCCAGCGTTGTATTTAATTAGAGATCTTGCTAAAGAATAATCGTATGCTGGGAATGCTCTAAATTTAATTGTTTCAGCTGAGGCAGTGCCCTTACCCCAGCCGCTTAATACTTCATCTTGGCGTGGTAAATAACCACGTGCTGTATCTCGGACAGTGAGCATCGCTGTTTTAATATCTTTAGCCATTTGTTTATTTAGCTCTGGCTCTACTTCTCTCATAGCCTTTTGGAGTTGCTTAACGCCGTTTACTACGACTGGCATTTCGGATCTCCTTAGCTCTGTCGGTTAGGACTTGTATGATTGCTGCATACATTTCGCTACCCATATCAATAAACTCTCTAGGCGGTATCCCAGTCTCTACGCTCAACTGTGCGATGCTGTAAAGGATTGAAGACCGCTCGATTATTTTTTTTCGTCGTCTAGCACCTCGACAGTATCTAAACTGTCAATAAACTCGTCAAACGATAGAGATACCTGAGCGCCAGCCCTGCGTAAACATTCCCAAGCTAACCAGAATATATCTGACTGCTTCTCATCTTCACGCAAGGCCTTGCTAATTCCCATACCTCGTTTTAACTCGAAAGCGTACTCGACACCTGGTGTTATCTTATGCTCTGATACTTCACCATTAGCCCTTGTTATCTTTAGCTTTGCCATTATTACTCCTTAGTTAGAATGCCACCGATGGGGACACTGTTATTGCGGAGTTTACAGTAAAGGACAGACTTGACGTGGCAATTTCTGAAACGCCGCCTTGACCTAGTGGGGTTAAGTTGTTGACCAAAATTGAGAATTGATAAGTTGGGTTAGCAGCTGACACAGTAGTACCCTTAACAGTGATCACTGATACTGCCAAAGTTTGTCCAAAGGCTGCGTTAAGTGTCTGCATTACCTGGGCTGATGCCCAGTCATTGATAAAGTCAATAGTGAATGTGCCTGATTGCAAACCAGCCACGTATCGATGTGCCTGATCTCCCATACTTGTGATTTCCAGTTCATCCACGATCTGGTTAATTACAGCATTAGTCACGTATGAGCTAATGTCGATTGATGGTGTAGTAGGTGCAGCAGCGGTAGCCAACTTAACACCAACGTTATTATTTAAATAGATTGCCATTGTTATTCCTCGTCTTTCTTAGTTTGTGCAGTTGGTTTTGGTGCTTCTTTGATCTGGCCTATCTTTTTTAAGAAGGCTAAGTCTTCTTCGTGTGTGCTCATTTTAACTCCAGCTCGTTAGGATTGATACAGTTATTTCTGATGTTAATAAATCTCCACTAGCTGCATTGGTTATAGCTGGAGCGGAGACACTTGATATGTTGTAAACCAGGGTAGATGCCGCTAGTTTAGTTACTACTGCTACGATAAAATTCTCTATACCTAGCAAGTTGCCTTGATTGTCAAATGCAGGTGTGGTTATTAAAATCTTAAAATTAGCCAGGGGTGCGATGCTTGTCTGGCTGTTATTGCTTGGCTCGATGTAAGGGTCTGAGGGAGTGACCACCACGCTGTTTGCGAGCAAAGTTGCAGGTGGAAATGCAAAGGTTGACCATACGCCATTATTTGTAAGGGCGGTTGCTAGTGTGCCACGTAATGTGGAGATCGCTGCCATTAGCCCACCAGTGATGCTGGACTTGAATACGGCTGGATGAGACCACGTACTCGGTTAATCAGCTGATAACCCATCCGATAAGGGCTGGCACTGATCCCATCCATACCTACCCCACCAGTCTGGCTAACTTGTCTAGCCTGCCAGATGTCTACAGCTAGGATCATAGCTGCTTCTCTGATTGCGGGTACCACAGAGTAATCATCTTCTTTAGTGTCTTGGCCTGATGCTTTGCCGTATGGAAGAATTCTATGGAATGGATCGTTTGCGTGTACTTTGGTAAATTGAATAAATGAATAGCCATTAGGCCAAGAGTAATTGTAAAAGAAATTATAAAAGGTGCTTGCTATTGATACTGGAATGTTTGAGCCAGGTATTGTGCCAGTGATTACGTGCTGACCGCCATAAATACTGCCGCAGCCTTCTACGCTTATCGTTTGTCCTACTACATATATGCCTGGGTTTGCTAAAACTAAAGTTGCTACGTTATTTTGTAATCCTGCGGCCACAATAGGCGCATCGTTAAACCATAAATATTGATTGAGAAGGTCTTGCGCCGATTGACAAACTTCTTCTACAACGGCATCAGTATAGAGAGTGCCAATACCAAGATTGGTGCGTAACTCGGCTTTGGTTACGTAAGTGGCTGCCATTGTATTCCTCTCTTAAAAAACTCCCCCAGGGCTAGGGCTACTAAACCCCAGGGGATTATTTATTTTGCTATTAGGCCTTTGCGTACTTGATGATTCCGTAAGGCATCTTGGCAATAGTTGCCATAAATCCGTAGATAGCAACCTGTACTTGTAGGTTAGATACTACGTTTACAGACATAAATGCCTGTGGTGAGCGATACACAGTGAATGCCTCTGGTGCAAGGATAATCGCTGAGTTATCATCAAATGCGGTTTGTGAGAAGTTCTTGTCTACGTATAGATCAAGTCCTAATACATTTCCACGGATTGATGTAGGCGCTACTTGTCCAGCTGCGTTCATTGGTTGAATCGCATTGTAAATTGGTCGCTTAGTTGAATCAACTGCGCCCATAAGTGCTTGCCATTGTGCTGGGTTTCCGATGTAGTTCTGTGCAAAGAAACCTGTATTCTCATAAACTAATTTTGCAGCTTGTGAGGTGTAAGCAATAATTCCATCGCTGTCTGCAGTTGTAGCAGATGCGTTTGTACCTGCAGCAATTAATGCAGCCACTACAGCTGTATCGATTGTTGTTAAGTACTGATTTTGTAACTGCTGTGTCAACTCTGCATAAAAGTTAGGATCTGATCGCTCTAGCAACTCAACTGAAAGTGTGTTCATACCTGAGTACTTAGACACTGTGCCTGTTAGGTAGTTGGTTTGCATATCTGTGTTAGATACTGCGCCGCCTTCTGCCTCAACAGTTACTGTTGGTGCTACGCCAGTTCCGCCACCTGCGGAAGTTACCAAAGATGGTACGTTAATTGTCATACCAGATGCAGGTAATGTGCCTTGTGAGCAAGCATCGATTGCAGGTGTGCCAAAACGTGTGTTAGTTACAAACTCAGTTAGGTATTGAGTTGGGTTAAATGCTGTGTTGTTTGAAAAATCATCAGCTGCGGTTACATAGAGTTTTGACTCATCGCTACCTAGTGCTGCTTTGATTTTATGCTCTGTGTACTTTGCCATCGAATCGATAGGAGTACGTAGACGTGTTTGAATTAGTGGTGCTGTAATTACTGGGCGAGCAGCTTCTACTGTAGGAGTAGCAGCCTCTGCCTTTGCTTCTTGTGGCGCTGTTGCTAAATCTTCCACAGGAGCCTCGCTTTCTTCTAGTTGATTGGTGTTTTCTGCTTCGTTTTCACTAGCAGCAACTTTAGTTACCTTTGCATTTTCTCCAAAGGCTGGAGATTCGACAAGGCTGACTTCACGTAATACAGCACTTGTTACATATAAATATTCTTTTTTCTGTATTGATTTATTTACATCAACGCCTACAGACAGGCCGTCAATTAGTTGCTCTCCTGCAAGAATAAGTGCTTCTTGGCCAGACATACTGGCACTAATTTTAAAGCTAGCGTAAATGCCATCTTCCGCTTCGTTAAATTTTTGCATTCTACCGATAGGGCGCTCTGGCGAATGTTGCATAAGCATCTTAATCTTACCTGGATCACCTATCTCGATAGATCCTTTAGCGAATACAACTGGCCCAACCGAAGTATGACCCACGCTTTCGAAAGGAACGATCTTGCCAGCAATTACTCTGCGCTCGCCATCGGCGGCTTCTACGTGGCTACTGAATGTAAGTTTCATCTTCTGTTTCTCTTCCGTTAGGTGTTAGGCTTTCCATTTCTTTTGCATCTTCTACATCAATTAAACCTAAATTGATCATTTTTTCTAAGGCTTCTAAGCGCTTCATTGTGTCAGCACGCAAGAATGATTCCTCAATAGCAAACTTAACAACGTGGCCACGTGGGGTTATATCATCCATTGATAGTCGATCTTCAATAGCACAAATAAACGGCTGTAATGAATAGGCAACAAATTCTTTGCGACCATCAATTATATTTTGGTAAGTCATTGAGTTATTCATATCTGCTGAAATGTAATAGGCAGGTACATTCATCGCTCTTGCAACCTGTGTTGCTAAATATTGTTGACTATCGTTGTACATCATATCTTTAGGAGAAAACCCAGTGGTTTCGTAAGATAAAGTAGAAGTTAAATATGCTGTAGATCTGTTTTGTCGGCTTTGCTTCCATTGTGCTAATAATCCTGATACTTGTTGCTCTGGTAAATCTGCGCCAGTATTTTTAATGTATCCAGATGGCATTGGCGTTGCGGCTGCTACAGCTGCGGCCTTTTCAATATCTAAAGCTGATTGGATTGTGCGTGCTGCTGTTGTTAATACACCTTGTGTTAAACCCTGAAATGTAATAAGTGAATTTATGCCAGTCATTGGCGCTAGTACACCATCTACATAATACTGATCTACTTCTGTGCCAAATTTATTTGTAGTAAATGTAACTCGATTGTTAGCGACCCACTCAAATCGTGATGGTCTTAAATCATCTGCATATAATTCTGTAACTCGCCAATAAGCAACACCATAAAACAACAAACTATCGACAGTCCAGGATATTGTGACGGATCTAGGTTGTCGATAGTCTGGTTGGTCGATCCAGAGAGGGTTCCCCAACGCCTCACCATTAGACTTTTTGTAAAGTTTTAATGGCAAGTATGAAACTACACCAGCTATAAGATTTCTGCAACGGCTGACTGCTGGTACTTGCATTGCAAAGTTGCGATCTAATCCACCAGGAAAATTACCAACACCAGTTGTAAATGAACCATAGCCATAAGCTGTGTCCATAATGGCAGGGGCGTATTGCGCTTGGACAGAATCCGATTTTTTATTTATACCCAAA